AGAAGTAGATGATGAAGCGATGATAAAGACATGTGAAATGCATGATCATCGTTACACTGTAATTACTAAAAATGATATTGTGATTCCACCTGACGACGCTCATGATTACCTTTAAGACTATTTCATGGAAGAACTTTTTAAGCACGGGGAATCAACCCACTACAGTTCAATTAGATAAAAATCCCACATCCCTTATCATTGGTCAGAACGGTGCAGGCAAATCCACGATTCTGGATGCTCTCACCTTTTCTTTGTATGGAAAGTCCTTTCGTAAGATTAACAAAGGACAGTTGGTCAATAGTGTCAACGAAAAGAATTGCTTCGTTGAAATCGAATTCGATGTGAATAATATCGAATGGAAAGTTGAACGTGGAATCAAACCAAACATCTTCAAGATCTATCGCAATGGCGAAGAACTAAATCAAAATGCTTCTGCTATTGACCAGCAAAAGTGGTTGGAACAGAATGTTCTGAAGATGAACTACAAATCGTTCACTCAGATTGTTATTTTAGGTAGCAGCACCTTTGTTCCGTTTATGCAATTGCCTGTTTCTAGTCGTCGTGAAGTTGTAGAAGATTTACTTGACATTAAAATATTTTCTTCAATGAATGACATTGTCAAGATGAAGATGCGTGATATCAAAGATCAAGTCAAGACTCTTGAACTGAAGAAAGAGTCTTTGAAAGATAAGGTTGATATGCAGAAAGGATTCATCAAGAAGATTGAAAGTCAAACTAAGACTGATATTGACAAGAAAAAGCAATTGATTGATACTTACCAGAAAAATATTCAGGACAGATATACAAGTGCATTCTCTTTGGAGAATCATATGGCAGACTTAAAGAAAGAAATGGATAAGTTTGCTGATTCATCTAAGAGACTGCGGGAATACGGTGGTATCAAAGGTAAGATGTCACAAAAAATTTCTACTATTGTAAAGGATCATAAGTTTTTTACAGAAAATTCGGTATGCCCTACTTGTGATCAAGATATTGAAGAGACGTTTCGGGTAAATAGAATTAAGGACTCCCAAGATAAAGCAGAACAGTTGCGAAAGGGGTATGACGAACTCCTTCAGGCAATTAAAGACGAAGAAGTGAGGGAGTTCAAATTCACGGATCTATCAAAAGAGGTAAGTAACTCCCTTAATGAAATTAATACTAACAATACTGAAATCACTGGATTCCAGAAACAAATCAGTCGATTGGAATCGGAAATTCAAACTATTGTCGAACAAATCGAAAATCAAAGTATTGAGCACAGTAAGTTATCGGAGTTAAACGAATCACTACAAGAGACATTTGATAATCTTGCCGAAAGGAAAGATAAGATTTCATACTATGATTTCATCTACAATCTTTTGAAAGATGGTGGAGTTAAGGCAAAGATTATCAATAAGTATCTTCCGCTAATTAATCAGCAGGTCAATCGTTATCTGCAGATGATGGACTTCTATATCAACTTTAAGTTGGATGAAGAGTTCAACGAAACGATTGAAACACCCATCCACGAAGACTTCACTTATTCTTCCTTTTCTGAAGGAGAGAAAATGCGTGTTGACCTGTCGCTTCTATTCACCTGGCGTGAAATTGCCAGACTTAAGAACTCAGTTAATACAAATCTTTTGATTATGGATGAAGTTTTTGATTCTTCACTGGATGGATTTGGAACAGAAGAATTTTTGAAGATCATTCGATTCGTCGTTAAAGATGCTAATGTCTTTGTTATTTCTCATAAGACGGGACTAGAAGACAGGTTTGATGAAGTTCTGAAGTTTGAAAAGATCAAGGGATTTAGTAGTCTGTTAAGTTGAATGTCTTTTTAACAAACCTTAATTAAGTTAGCATACGCTGACTATATAATATGTGAGATGAAAGAGGTTATCATGCACAATCTTATATCACATAATGAACTTGCATCTTGGAAGTGGGACGAAAAGACTACCGTTGATCAAAAATACGACCAAGTGTCCGAATACTTTCAATGCATTTCAGATTGTGACATCATAGATACAAACGCTAGGAGGTTCTGCAGGCACATCCTTACTGACAAGTAGACCATTATTAGGAGTTAGAAACCGAAATCCCCCGTTACTCTATGAGTGCGGGGGATTGGTCTGTGTGACAGTTTTATAACTGGTAGCATCTGTATGGAAAATAGATAGGATGGGGTATGATATTCACATATCAGTAAAGCAACGATGACCGTCAACTACGAAATCAAGTCACAACTTGCCAAACTCCTTGCTACAGAAGACTTGGTGGTAGAGAATCGTAACATAGCAACTGCTCAGTTCAATGTTGAGACCCGTGTGCTGACGCTACCGATGTGGAAGCGAGCAAGTGAAAGTGTATATGATATGTTGGTAGGTCATGAAGTTGGACATGCCCTTTACACACCAAATGAAGACCCACCGTCACACATTCCTCATCAGTTTATCAATGTGATAGAAGATGCTCGCATTGAAAAGTTGATGAAGCGTCGATATCCCGGTCTGTCAAAGAGTTTTTTCAAGGGATATAAAGAACTGGCAGAGGATGATTTCTTTTGTCTAAAAGATGAAGATGTTGATAGCATGAATCTTGCTGATCGTCTTAATCTGTATTACAAGATTGGTAACTTTGAAGACATTCCTTTCACTGAGGATGAACAGGATATTGTCAATATGGTTGCTGATATTGAAACCTGGGCTGACACTATCTTGGCAGCAGAGATGCTTTACAAGAAGTGCAAGCAGGTAAAAAAAGAAGAACAAAAACAGCAGTCTATTCCTACCGGACAGGATGGTGGATCTACTGAATCATCAAATGTTCCTCCTTCATCTGGTGGCAATTCCGATGGAACGGAAGAAAATACTGAGGAAGAACTTGACAAGGAGCAGTCATATGGTGGCACCAATAATGATATTGATGATGAACCAGAGGTCAAGACCGATCAGATGTTTGAAGAAGGTGCTGAAGAACTAAACGGCAACATTGATTCTAGTTGGGATCCACGTTACATTGAGGTTCCAAAGATTGATGTGGATAAACTGATTGTTTCTAATGAAAAGATTCAACAGGAAATTGAAGAATATTGGAAATCATATTCATCTTGTCCTGAAGTGTTTGAATGGGTAGATGATGAGTATGCTAAGTTTAAGAAGTCTGCTCAAAAGGAGGTGAGTTATTTGGTCAAGGAGTTTGAATGCAAGAAATCTGCAGATGCGTATTCACGTTCATCAACTGCAAGAACAGGTGTTCTGGATTGTTCTAAACTTCATACTTATAAGCATAACGAAGATCTGTTTAAGAAGGTTACTATTGTTCCTGATGGTAAAAATCATGGTCTAATTTTCATTTTAGATTGGTCTGGTTCAATGAGTGATTGTATTATCGATACTATCAAACAACTCTATAATCTTATTTGGTTTTGTAATAAAGTTAATATTCCTTATGATGTATATGCTTTCACTAATAGTTACAGTGATAGTGATCGTCATCAATATGTGAATCGCTGGGAAGATCTTCAGTATCAAGAGGTGAGGGATAGGGTATTTTGCATCACTCCTGATTTTAGTCTTATGCAGATTCTTACTAGTGGCGGAAAGAAGAAAGATATTGAACGTCAACTCCTAAACATTTGGAGAATCGTATATCCCAATGAACGCTATGTTAATTACTCAGTTCCTCCTGGAATGGGTCTTTCGGGGACACCATTGAATGATGCTATTCTTTGTCTTCATGAATTGATTCCTGCTTTTAAGAAAAACAATGGTGTTCAGAAAGTTCACACCATTGTTTTGACTGATGGCGAAGCAAACGTTCTTCCAGTTTTTTCATCTTATCGTCATGATGGTCAAGAAAAGATTGGAACTTCTAATCTTCGACCCACTGACTTCATTCGTAATCGTAAGACTGGACACACCTATCAGATGCAGAGAACTTACAATGGGTTTACTGATGTTCTTTTACAAGATCTTCGTACAGTTTTTCCTGATGTAAGTTTTATTGGTATTCGTTTGTGTAAAGGTGGAGATTTTCGTTCTTTCATTCGTAATTATGAATTTATTTCTAGTGAAACTGAAAAGAAAATTAAGAAAGATAGAAGTTATACTATCAAGTCCTCTGGATATCATTCCTATTTTGCAATGTTGACCTCTGGATTATCTAATGATACTGAACTTGATGTCGAAGATGGTGCTACCAAAGCAAAGATTAAGTCGGCATTTATTAAGAATCTTAAAGCAAAAGCACTAAATAAAAAAGTTCTTAGTCAGTTTATGGACCTGGTCTGTTGACCAATTTTTAAACTGTCCACTCTGCTCCTGACTCTGCCTCACCCTGCCCTATAATAACTTCAGTTGAAACAAACAATCCACTGAACATGGCACTGTCTACTGAATATGTCGTCTCCTCTCTTTCAAATCTTTACGGTGAAAATATCACTGCCGGAGATGTCCGTGCTTGGTGTGCAATGAACAACACTACTTATCAGACCGTTAGTAAGAAACTTGAGTCCTATAAGGCAGGTCGTGGTAAGTGGAATTTGACTCAAAAGGAGCAACTGGAAAAAACATTTACTTCCCCTGCAGCGATGCCCGCTGTTGAAGAAAACCTTATTCCCGAAAAAGATGATACCTTCGTCAGCTTTGGTAACTTCACTGATATTAAGAAAATTATTAAGTCCCGTCTATTCTACCCAACGTTCATTACGGGTCTTTCTGGTAATGGTAAAACGTTCTGTGTTGAGCAAGTTTGTGCGGCGTTGGGTCGTGAACTGATTCGTGTCAACATCACTATTGAAACTGATGAAGACGATCTTATTGGTGGTTTTCGTCTTATTAATGGCGAAACTGTTTGGCACAACGGTCCTGTCATTGAAGCACTTGAGCGGGGAGCTGTGCTGCTTCTAGATGAAGTTGATCTCGCATCTAATAAGATTTTGTGTCTGCAATCCATCTTGGAAGGAAAGGGTGTATTCCTGAAGAAGATTGGTCGATTTGTTAAACCTGCTGATGGTTTCAATATTATTGCTACTGCTAATACTAAAGGTAAAGGTTCTGATGATGGACGTTTCATCGGCACTAATGTTTTGAATGAAGCATTCCTTGAGCGTTTCTGCGTTACCTTTGAGCAGTCCTATCCTACTCCTGCAACTGAACAAAAGATTCTTGAGGGTATTGCTCTTGATCTCGGTGTAGAAGATCATGCTTTTTGTAAGCATCTGGTAGATTGGGCAGATATTATTCGCAAGACATTTTATGATGGTGGTATCGAAGAGGTAATTAGCACTCGTCGCTTGGTTCATATCATTCGTGCATATAGCATTTTTGATGATAAAATCAAAGCGATGCAGGTTTGTATCAATCGCTTTGACGACGAAACCAAAGCATCTTTTCTGGAACTGTATGATAAGGTTGATTCTGACTTTAAACTTGACGTTGATGGTTTGAATTGATATAATATGGTGAACACTTGGTCCCTTCTATTTGATGAGTTAAAAATGAATGAAAATTTTGAAGATCGCTATGAAGACAGCATTAAATCCAAATATTGGTACGATTACGATCGTAATGACCCAGATCGTGATGACCCTTTTGTGGATGACGGAGTTAGCATGACAGGAAACCCAGCACCAGAATCACAGGATACAATTGTTTTTAGTTCTGATATCCATGCTGCAGAACCAGTTCCTATGGGTAGTATTTTTGGTTCCATAGGTGAAGATACACTTTCATTTGATCTTAATATCAATAATAAAGATCCTAATAGATTTAAGTACAATGAAGATGCAATTCTTAAAGAACTAACAGATTATATTTCTAGCACATATCGTCAGCATTATTCTTCTGGTGATGAAAAAATTCAGACGCTTGATCTGATTGAAGCTTGTGGTGATGGCGAGGCATTTTGCCGATCCAACATTCTTAAGTATGCTTCACGTTACGATAAGAAAGGAACTTCCCGTCGTGACATTTTGAAGATTATGCATTATGCTGTTCTTCTGATGCATTTCAATGACAAGAATGCAAAACGTGAAACTTACCCTCAATGAATATGAAATTGTCTGAGTCTACCATCAATCTGCTTAAAAACTTTTCTTCCATCAACCAGTCTATCCTTTTTAAGGAGGGTAACAAACTGCGTTCCATTAGTGTGATGAAGAACATCTTGGCAGAAGCAACGATTGCCGAAGAGTTTCCTAAAGACTTTGGCATCTATGACTTGAACCAGTTTCTGAATGGTCTGTCACTGCATAATAGTCCTGAACTTGATTTCGAAAACAATCAGTTTGTTGTAATCAAAGAAGGTAAAATGCGTTCTAAGTATTTCTTTGCTGATGCTTCTGTGATTGTTTCTCCGCCTGAGAAGGAAATCACACTGCCTACTGAAGACGTTTGTTTTCAACTGACAGGTCAGCAACTGGAAAAACTGAAGAAAGCAGCGTCTGTTTATCAATTACCTGATATTTCTGCTATTGGTGAAAACGGTGTAATTAAGTTGGTTGCCCGTGATAAGAAGAACGATACTTCTAATGATTTCTCCATCACTGTTGGTGAAACCGATGATGAATTTGTTTTCAACTTCAAAGAAGAAAATCTGAAGATTGTTCCTGGCACCTATGATGTAATTGTATCATCTAAATTTCTGTCTAAATTTACTAACCAGAACATTGATGTCTCCTACTATATTGCTTTGGAACCTGACTCTACTTTCGGATGAGACATATCCTTTTTACCCTAAGGGGTTGTCCTTATGGTTTGCTAGATGATGAAGCACACATTCGCAATGTTCTTGCTAATGCTGCTACACTTTCAGAAAGCACACTTCTTGGTATTCAATCACATAAGTTTCAACCCCAAGGTGTAACTGCTATTGCATTGCTTGCTGAATCGCATATTTCGATTCACACATGGCCTGAAAAAGGAATGGCAGTATGTGACGTGTTTACTTGTGGTGAACACACAAATCCAAGATCAGGTGCAACATACATGTATGAAGCAATGGGTGCTACTGATATTGTTTCTGAAATTTTTAAAAGACCCTTGGAATAAATTATGAGTCGTAATGAATTTATTTGGGTTGAAAAGTATCGACCCAAAACTATTGAAGATTGTATTTTACCAACAAATATCAAGAAAACTTTTCAGGATTTCCTAGATAAAGGTGAAGTACCAAACTTATTGCTTTCCGGTCCTCCTGGATGTGGAAAGACTACAGTTGCTAAGGCACTTTGTGAAGAACTTGGAGCAGACTATTATGTCATCAACGGATCCGATGAAGGACGATTCCTCGATACTGTCCGAAACAATGCGAAAAACTTTGCTTCGACCGTATCGCTTTCGTCAACTGCAAAACACAAAGTCATCATCATTGATGAGGCAGATAACACGACTCCAGATGTTCAACTCTGCCTACGGGCGTTTACTGAGGAGTTTATTGGCAACTGCCGATTCGTCTTCACCTGCAACTACAGAAACAAGATCATCCAACCTCTTCACTCCCGATGTGCAGTCATTGACTTCACCCTTAAAGGAAAACAAAAAGCAGAACTTGCAGGTAAGTTCTTCAAACGACTCCAAGACATCCTCAATTTGGAGAAGGTTGATTACGAAGGCAAAGTCCTTGCTGAACTGATCAATAAACACTTTCCAGACTGGCGTCGTGTTTTGAATGAACTTCAACGCTATTCAGTTAGTGGTAAAATTGATTCTGGTATCCTTGCTGCTTTCAGTAATGTTAAAACCGATGACCTTTTTAGATCGCTTAAAGAAAAAGATTTCCCTGCCACACGGAAGTGGGTTGTTGATAATTTGGACAATGATCCTGCTGTACTTCTGCGTAGTGTTTATGATGCTCTTTACACACACCTGGCAGGTCCTGGGATTGCTGCTGCTGTCCTTATCATTGCTAAGTATCAGTATCAAAGTTCCTTCGTTGCGGATCAAGAAATAAATATGCTTGCTTGTTTAACCGAAATTATGGTGGAGTGTGAATTCAAATGAAAGAAGAATGGAGAACAATTGTAATTGATGGTAAAGAAAATCCTTGGTATTCTGTATCAAACTTTGGAAATGTTCGTAGTCATATTCAACGTAAACCTAAAATAGGGAAAAGAGGATTTATCACATCATATAACTCAAATTACCATAAAGACCTATCACCCGCTACAGATAAACGCAATGGTTATATCAAAAAACTAAAAGTAACATGCCGATTTCCTGAAAATTTCTTTGAAGA